CAGCGCCAAGTTCGCAATGGGTGTAAGCAAGGTTGGTAACTTCGCAAGTCGTTTCCAAGTCTACAAGAACCCATACATGGTTGAAAACACCATCTTGGTTGGTTTCCGTGGAAATAACTTCCTCGAAACCGGTGCTGTGTATGCTCCATACATCCCACTCGTACAAACCCCATTGGTGTATGATCCAGTGAACTTCACCCCACGCCGTGGTGTGATGACTCGCTACGCCAAGAAGATTGTCCGCCCCGAGTTCTACGGCAAGATTCTTGTCGGTGATCTCGATCAAGTATAATCTTGAGTAGACGATAAAGTCTAAACGAAGCCCCACTCGAAAGAGTGGGGTTTTTTGTTGCGTTTTTATATCTTACTAAAAGTTCATGATATTTATGGCAATATGAATAATAGTGGTATTTACAAAATAACAAATTCGGTTAATGGTAAATTTTATATCGGATCTTCGAACGATATTCAACATAGATGGAATGAACACAAATCAAAATTAAAAACAAATAGTCACGTCAATAAAAAATTGCAAAATGCTTGGAACTTTTATGGTGAAGATAAATTTTTGTTTGAAGTTGTGGAAATAACGAACGGTAAAAAAGATGTATTATTAGACAAAGAACAATATTATTTGAATATGTTTAAACCTTATATGCGTGATATAGGATATAATATTTGTCCTACATCATATGGCGGTGATAATATAACTCATAATCCAAACAAAGATCAATTTATTCAAAAAATGTCTACATTGTGCGCAGGTGAGAATAATCCAATGTTTGGTAGAAAGCATAAACAAGAAACAAAAGATAAACAAAAACAAAAAGCAAAAGGTAAGTTTACATTAGAATGGTTTGTTGAAAAATACGGAGAAGATGTTGGTAAAGAAAAATACGAAACACGTCGTAACAGTTTATTGACTAGAAAAATGAACTATTCATATTCGAATGGATTTGAAGGAACTAAACGAACGTTTATGACAACCGATGTAAAAAAGAAAATATCAGAAAATAAAACTAGGTTGAGATCCTTAAAACCACAAATTTTTGCTGACATCAAATCTGGAAAATATACGATTAATCAATTAGCAGACATGTATCAAATCAGTACAACTTCGATTAAATATTACAAACGTAAATTAATTTAATATTTAATACTATGGACTATAAGTCATTTTTTGAATATTTGTGGGAAGGTCGTCATGGTAGATTTTGGAGTGCGTATTGGATGGACAACCGTGGCACATTTCATGAAGTATATCGTGATGAAGAAGGACGTGTAGGACATTTTAGATTTGCGAGAGAATATTGTGATACGCACAATATAGATTACAGTCGAACTGGTCCAATAGAAGAATTATTTAAACGTGGGTGGGTAAGAGTGACGTTTAATTATGGTGCAGATAACGAATTACATTTTGATTATTCACATCGTATACCAAGTGATACGCAAATAAGATCGTTAAAGGTTAAGGCATCGGAATTGGGTGCGTTATCAATTTTCGATGATAAACAAAACAAAGATATTGAATTTTGATATGTATGTTTAAAATAGGTTATGTCAATTGGTATTTTTTATCATTTGTTTTGCATTGAAGATTCACATTTAATATTTGAACAAACATATAATAGAATTAAGCGTTGTGGATTATTTGATAAGGTTACTACAATTTTTGTAATGTTGGTTGGACCCGAAGTGTGTGGTCATTTGAATTATTTAGAGAAATTTGAAAAAGTTCAATGTTATGTTGGTAAAAACCACAGGTCTGAAAAAGACAGTTTAGATTTAATATGGAATACGTGTCAGGTTGGCGATTTCAAGTTATTGTATCTTCATAGTAAGGGAGTGACGTTTGGTACAAAGTATAGACCTGATACAACGGAATATCAAGTACAATGTGTTAAGTCGTGGAAGAACTATATGGAATATTTTACCATTGATTTGCATGAAACATGTTTAAAGATGTTGAATGAGTATGATACGTGTGGAGTTGAACTGACTTACCAACCGCAATTGCACTATAGTGGAAATTTTTGGTGGGTAAATAGTTCATATATACGTAATATTCCTAAGTTTGATTATACTAAGTTAAATCACAGCGATCCTGAAAGAGCGTATTGTGAATTTTGGGTGACTGATTATTCAAAGGTAAAAGTTGCAAACTTACATTCTAATGGTATGAACATGTATCATAACATCTATTCTGAAGAAAATTATAAACGTGTGTAATTACGAATGACTTTTTGATATATATTAATTATGATCAAACTAAAAGGAATAATGTCTGGTGAAAATTATGATCCAGACCCAATGAAGTTGACTCGTCAAGATGCTATAATTTCAGAAGAGTTACAATTTCATTTGGACAAGGGATTGTCATTGACCGAAAATGTATTTCGTACATACAGTGAAAAGTATTTTGGATTGATCAATGAAGTTCGTGACTTGTATAACCTAGATTTCATTGAACTTAACGATGAAGATGTAGAACTAATTGAAAGTGATCTTGGTGTTACGGGTTTATATGAAGGTCGTGAAGTTTATTTGGATGCACCTATTGAAGAAGATGAAGATACGTTGTTGGAAGTAAAACATCGTGGTCGTACAGTACATTTGAATCGTCCTTTTAGAACTCCCGGTGGTGCAAAGAAGTTTGCTGTGTATGTTAGAGGAAAGGGTGGTAATATCAAGAAAGTATCGTTTGGTGATCCCAAGATGAGAATACGTGCAAGTAGTAAAGCTCGTAGAAAGAGTTTTAGAGCACGTCACAAGTGTAGTCAAAAGAAAGATAGAACCACGGCGGGGTATTGGAGTTGTCGTAGTCATCGTATCAAGAGTTTAGGAACCAAGGGTAAGGGTAGATACTGGTAACATATGATTAAGTTAAAGTCATTATTATTGGAAGCCGATTGGCCCGACATGATACTAAATGATAGACACATTTGGTATCACGGTAGAACCGTTGATAATGAAACGTTTTCATTAGATTACGTTGGTGGAGAAAAAGCAAATGATCAAGAAGGTCCGGGGTTTTATTTTACCAACAGTCTTGGTAATGCCAGAAGTTATGCGTATCCAAATGGAATCGTATTGAAGTGTAAAATTGATTATAAAAAATTGATAATTAAAGGTGACGTGTCAGAAACCAAAACAAGTAAAAGAATTTTAGTGGACTTGATTAATAGTAGTCCTGATAAGGACAGTACGTTAGAAAACTTTGATGAAAATCCACAAATTGCAATGGTAAAAGCCGTTAATAGTTATTTGAGGTATACTGATGCTTTTGATTCATATCAGATGGTCGCACGTGATTTTTATAGATACAATGGAAAAGACTATTTAAAAGTATTGTCCAAATATTATGATGCACAGCTTACAAAACATGTCAATAATGTGTATCATTTGATAGTATACAAGCCAGAAATAATAACGGTTATAGATAAAATCAAAATATGAATAGACACGTTGAAAAAGGATGTTTAATGGCAATGGTGGAACCGACATATGGTCCACATATTGTTCGTATAGGTAAAACTGCAATACCCCCTGAGATATTGTATACTGATCCAGAAGATCCAACATATGGTTATGATGAAGAACCGCATGTTACTTTAAAGTATGGGTTTTTACCAGATTTGCAGAAACGTGATGTTGCTGGGATATTGAAAGGTGTCAAACCATTTAACATTGTGTTGAAAGCGTTGAGCCAATTTAACAATGACAAGTATGACGTGATTAAATTTGATGTTGATAAGAATAATCAACCATTGATGGAATTGAGACAACGTTGTGATAAATTGCCAAATGACGATAGTTATCCGAATTATCATCCACATATGACATTAGCATATGTACAAAAAGGTATGTTTCCTCACACCAAAGATGGGTTAAACATTGTTATACCGATTACACGGTTCAAATATAGTGGACCACAAGGTAAATATTATATCAGTTTGTAATGCGTCCTTACAAAGAAACAGAATTGGGTGATAATCAATATATTCGTGAGTTTTCATCTGATGTGGACGATCACGAATTGGAATGGCATTTGGATCGTGAGGATCGTATTGTTGAGGTGATAGAGAATACAGACTGGGAGTTTCAGTTAGATAATAAACTTCCAATATACCTCGAAAATACCATTTTTATACCCAAAGAAACATATCATCGGGTAATTAAAGGAAATGGTAAACTAATAGTGAAGATAACCAAACTATTGTAATATTTATAATTCAATGAGTGCTAATTTAGATCAAGATAGGGTAAGATGGCCTGGCAGCGGCAGTGCTGTTCCAGGCAAAACACCATTTGGATTTTATGACACGGACGCTCGATTTGTGGCTGATTGCAGTAGCAGTGCGGTCTGGGCAGCGATTCGTTTGGGATATCCTATTGAAGATATCGAAATGATTGATTTGAACTTTTATGCAGCATTTGAAGAGGCTGTATCAGAATATGGTTCACAAATCAATCAATTTAACATTCGTAATAATTTGTTGTCATTGATGGGACAATCCACATCAACTGTGGTAAATGGTCGTTCGATGACTGGTGATCCACTTCCTTATGTTATTAAGATGTCAAAGGCTTACGGAAGTGAAGTTGGAGTTGGTGGTAATGTAGATTGGAAGAAAGGTAGCATTGATGTTATTACCGGACAACAAACTTATGATTTGCAATCGTTATATGAACAAGCATCTGGTAGTGGTAATCGTATTGAAGTAAAGAGAATTTTCCATCATGGTCCTCCAGCATTTGCTCGTATTTATGACCCATTTAGTATGACGGGTATGTCATACAGTAACGTTTTGAATGAAATGGGATTTGCAGGATATAGTCCTGCTGTTCAATTTTTGATGACACCGATTTTTGAAGATTTGCTTCGTGGTCAAGCAATTGAATTCAATGATATGGTACGTAAGAGTAGTTATAGTTTTGAAATTGTAAACAATAAATTGAAGTTGTTTCCAATTCCTACTAACAACTATAAGGTATATTTTGAGTATGCGTTAGAAAATGATAGAGATGCTAATGCTTATTATACTGGATCTTCAAATACTCCTTCTGGAAGTATACCCGATCAAATCTCTGATTTTAGTAATGTACCATATCAAGACATTGTATATAGAAAGATTAATGCACCTGGCAGACAATGGATACGTAAATATTTTCTTGCGTTGTGTAAAGAAATGTTGGGTGGTATTCGTCAAAAGTATAGTACCATACCAATTCCAGGCGGTGAAGTAACACTTGATGGTGCTGAATTGCGTAGTGAAGCAAGTAATGAAAAAGAAGCTCTTATGACACAACTTCGTGAGATGTTGGAAGCATCATTGCCGTCCAAACTGATTGAAGAACAGGCAATGAAGGCGGACAAGAGTACTGAGATTTTGAAGAAAGTTCCAATGATGATTTATATAGGATAAACTATGGCATCACTAAGAGGAAGATATTTTAGCGCTCGTGACATAAATCTGATCAATTCGATTAATGCCGAATTGATGGGTGACATCATTGAGACGATTGTTACTGTGTTTAAGATTGCGGCATCTGAAACAAGAGTCAACTTGTATGGTGAATCTGCACCAAGTGAGGGTAAGACATTTTATCCTGGCATTGATATATCATCATTGATTGAACGTGCTGATATTACCGGTGAAGATGATGGATTTGGGCCAGATCGTGATCAAGATGTGGTATTCAAGTTTAGAGAAAAGATGTGTCAACAAGTGAACTTCTTTCCTCAAATTGGAGATATCATATTGTTCAATGATCGTTATCATGAAATTGATAATGTGGTTCAAGAACAATTTTTGGGTGGACAAGATACAAAGAGTCATAGCTTTATTTGCAATACTCATTATAGCAGGTTGAGCAAACTAAACATTTTTGAAAGACAGGTATAATATATGGCATGGAAAGGAAATCCAAATAATCCCGCACCTAACTTCAGAAATGAAGCTAGCAATGTTTCGGATGTTAAAGCTACTGTCAATCGCGCTACGCAAATTCGTAGAGATCAAGACAAGTATAAAAATTTCACAATATCTTTGTTAGATATTGATACTGCTATTTTTGAATATTTGGATCAAGTGATCAATTTAACTGTGGAAGATGGTGGAGAAAACGTAAAAGTTCCAATTATGTATGGAAGTCCTGAAAGATGGAAAGCTATACAAAATGATGGTGTATTACGTGATAATCAAGGCAAACTTCAATTGCCAGCGATTATGTACAAACGTAATACTGTTGCAAAAAATGAGAATTTGGCAACATTTAACCGTCATTTGAATCTTCAAGTTTTAAAGAAATTTGATGAAAAGAACAAGTACGATAAGTTTTCATTGATGACAAAATCAAGTGCACCGGTTGCTCAAATCTTGAATGTAACAATGCCTGACCACGTAACATTGACTTATGAGTTTATGTTGTGGACAGAGTATGTGGAACAAATGAACTCATTGATCGAAAGAATTAATTGGGCAGCTGAAGAATATTGGGGTGATCCAAAACGATTTAAGTTTCGGGTGTATATTAATGATTACAGCAATACTACCGAAGTTAATTCAGGTAAAGATCGTATGGTTCGTACCACGTTCAATATGACGGTTCAAGCATATTTGCTTGCAGAGTCATTTGAAAACAAGACGCCTACCACAACTAAGACACTCACACAACGTAGAGTTATCGTAACCAGTGAGATTGTGTCTGCTACTCAAATGGCCAAGGTTGAAGAAGACATTCGTAAGAATTCTTATAAGAAACCTGTGCCATATCATTACGTAAATCCAATGGTAGAAGACGGAACTGTCGAACCCGTACCTACATTCAGCACATGGGAACAAGATCTTAGTGCATTGGAAGTTGATCAAATCTTTCAAGCAGCTACAATACCATCTGCCACTATTGATACTACTACAGGTGGTGGAACATTCCAATGGCATACTGTTCCAATGTCACCAACCGAGTACGGTGAAGAAGGTTGGATGGCATATGACGAAAACTTCCATTATATTTATGCAAAAGGAAGATGGTTACGTCAACCACTTGCCAACTTTGAAATTTAATAGTTTTTAAAACTTTTATATAATAAGGGTCTATTTATAAAGAGATAAACAGTACACACGTCTATGCCACTCGATTCATATACATTAATTTTAAGTCAGCGTAACGCTGCGAACACAACATTTGAGGAAAAGTTGTTGTCGGGTTCACGTTTGATTATTCAAACAGATGCAACTGGTAATATAGTTGCATCCGGTTCAATTGATGCTGCACCGATTGGTCAAAATATTGCGGCAGCAGGTAGTTTTACCAATCTTAATGCAAGTGGTTTAACAACACTACAACAACTTAGCGCATCTGCAACTAATTTGAGTGGTAATTTGACGTTGGCAGGTGCAAATCCAAGTTTGACATCGACCAGCGGTGGTAATTTGACTGTTTCTACCACGGGCAATTCTTCAGTATACGTTAATAATGTTCAGTTTAGTGGTAGTGGAATGGTTGTTCCTGGCAACTTGACGGTTCAAGGTGCAATGACCTATATCAGTTCAAGTGTGGTTGATATTGGCGACAATCGTATTCGTTTGAATGTTTTGACTCCGGGTCAACGTTATGGTGGTTTGGACGTTGTGGATAGTGGTAGTTTGAATCAAGCAACCGCATCTTTGTTGTGGGATAGTCAAGGTGATTACTGGTTCATAACTGATGCAACCAATCCTCTTGTTTCCAACAAGATGATGGGTGGCCCTACTGGTTCGTTTGGATCTGAAAATAACTTGACATATGGTTATTTGCCACGTGCTCAAACTGGTGATACTCTTGAAAACTCGTTGTTGGTTGAAAATGGATATAGTTTGAACTACAACGGTGGACAGTTTACTGTTAACGCATCAAATGGTAATACTACTGTTGCAGGTACACTAAATGTAACTGGTTTAACTACACTTGGTCAAGTATCTGCAAGTAACATTACAGCACAAACCGGTAGTTTTGCTAATTTGGTAATTGGTGCATCGTCATTTGCTAATATTACAGTAACAAATCTATCTACGTTAAATGCAGTAAGTGCAAGTAATGTTGATGTCACTGGTAATTTAATGGTCGATGGCACTTCTACATTGGCAACAATCAGTGGTAGTAACGGTATCATCAGTAATAACTTCACTATCAATAACATTTTGAGTGCTTATAGTGCAAGTATTACAAATCTACAAATTGGTGGTACAGCACCTAGTACAACCAATGATAGTGGTATCGGTGGGTCGATTAGATATGACAATGATTTTGCTTATATTTATACAAATGGTAAGTGGAAACGTACACCGTTGGCCATTTTCTAATTTGATGGGATAATCTAGAAAAGACGCCCGAGATGTAAATCTTGGGCGTTTTAGTTTATATCGGATGTAATTATATTAAGTTGATATTTATTAGGTATGCCAAGTCCATATGATCAATATGATCTGATACTGACTCAGAGAAATTC